CTGGGGGTAGGCTAAGTGCATAAGAGCTTTAGCAAAGCAGAGTTCGTCCGGTGGTGAGACCAGAACTACCTAGGAATCCTCTTGCTGGTAGGCACTGCCCTTTTGCAGCATCCTGGCTATTCCTAGCTTGTAGTCGGCCATTAAGCCATTACTGTCGAACGTGATGTGTTCGCAACCGTCGGGGAACGGCTATAGCATAGCTTTAGTCACTAAGGACTTGTCCAGCTGACAGCCCCTGTCTCGACCGGCAAATGTCTTCTCTTTCAGAAGACCACGACGGGTCGCCTCTATCTACACTGCTAGTGGCCAATGATCACGCATGCTCTTGCAGAATTCCATTCTGTTCCCGATCCTGGTTAAGACTCGCTCCCACTCTGTCTCGAGATGATTCGCGCGATTCCCGTTATGGCCAGCATTGAGTTATCCAGAAACCTTCTTGAAAAGGATCGCAAATAACTTGGGCCAATCAACTTCCTGGGCATCACCACTCGAATAGTTGTCGCCATCGTCGACTCTGAGTGCATCGAAGTCTCCGTTTACGACTCGATGATGAAGAGATGCCTCTTGTTTGCCTGGAAAGAGGAACCTCGAGACGATCTATCTCGATTGTGGGAGTGGCGTTTCGGTCTAGGTCTCGCCAGGGAAGAGTTGAGACAGGACATGCTAATAGCTTTGTAACCCACAAGCACGATCCTCGCTGGGGAAGGGATAGGAATCTAGATTGTACTCTCTAAAAATCTTTCCATCATGGCTAGGGAGCCTAGATTGGGCGAACTACTCAAGGGTTCTAAAGCTTTCTAGAGAAAAGCACTTCTAGAGGCAGGTCTAGTAGAGTTTCCACTTCATTGCAAAGATGTCTCGCTTGTGCCTGGTAAGAGACATGAGCCCGTGTGTCCAATCACTGGCCTTGTGGATGACGCCTGCTTCGTTCTTGACTATTATAGGATTGTACCCATGCTTAACGAGCAAGCTGTCGTATTCCTAGCGGACATCCCTCTCCTGTCTGGCCAGATGCCAAGTGTAGCCAGTAGGGGAGATTTCTTAGGCGACTTGCCTGAAGAGGAACAGCACTTCGTCGTAGGCGTTATGCTTGACTCCCGAGTCCTGGGGTTTTGACACCAGCCAGAATGGCTGCTTCTACAAATCCCAGAACCGGACTGGGAAAGTCTGGTTCTCACTCGCAGGGCCAAAAGCAAAAAATTCATATCCCTTGTCACAGAGTTGCAGCAGGTGTTCGCAAAGATCTTGAAGGGGAGTTGTCCGCTCGTGATATCTATCTATCTTCGCCATGCATCCCTCGGATGTTACTTGAAGAGTCTCTCTGATAACGAAACTCTACAGCCCATATACTTAAGTCTGTACTGCCGCGATGTATGGCAAACCTTGCACATACTCGCAGTCAAATATTGCGACTTTCGACATGGGTGGTCGAACTGTTGGATAATCCTAACTGTCCATT